GCCCGTTTTCGGTGTGACCGTAGAAGAACACCCTGTCGAGGACCCGGGCCTGTTGTTCCCAGGTGAGGCGGTGGGCCTGTTGGTGGGGGGTGTCGGCGTAGGCGTTCCAGGTTGTTTTCGCGAAGCCGAACGCGCCCACATAGGACCTGGTTCTGTGGGCGGTGTTGCCGCGCTGTCCGCCGGTCTCACAGCGCCCCAGGGCCTCGTAGGCGTCTCTCGGTAGGGCTCGGTTCCATCGGGCCTCTACGGGGCTTGCAGGGGCCAATACGGCGATTGTGAGTGTCATGACGGCGACGACACGCTTTCCCATTCGAGCTCTAGTTCTGTTAGCGGCTCCCACGCGGCCCAGGTGGCCCTCCGTTGGGCGACCCATGCGGCCACGATCGAGCCTGTTTCCAGGTCGCGGACGATCTGGACCAGCGTTGTTCGGTCCTTCGACCATAGCGGTGTCCAACCGACCGTTCGGGGCATTGCTTCAGGGACCATGTAAACGACTGTTTACAGGATGGGGGTGTCTAGGTGGTGGATGGTGGCGGAGGGGGGGACCAGGGGGACTAATCCCCCCCTCCTGTCCGGCAGGCGTGAGGCGGCCGGAGTCCTACGGGCGCGGCAACGACCGCCAGATCTGTTCGTACTTGTCGGAGCGCGCCGCCCAGCCGTGGACCTCGACATGGATCCAATGTCCCCGGATGCCGATGGTGTCCGTGGTGTGGGTTCTCCAGCTGGCCCTTGAGCACAGCCAGGTCCGCCCGTAGGCGCCGGCCATGTAGTCGTTGATGAGGGCGACGCCGAGCTCGTCGGCGTACTGAACGAACCAGGTGCAGGCCTCGAGCGCCTGGGCGCGGTCGGAGTACTGGAGGTCGAGGGCGCGGCCGGCGGAGTGCTGGCTCATAACCCCGGGTTTGTTGCGGACATCGCGGACCACCCAGGTGCCGAGGTTGGTGAAGTCCCAGCGCCGGCGCGCGAGCCGGGAGAAGGTCTCGGTCCCGGGGAGCTTGCCCTTGGACGGCACCTTGGCCGGTTCGTAGGGCTTCCTCGAGGTTGTCATTGCCCGTCCCTTGGGCCGACGATTGGGTCGATGGGTGTCTTGGTCCTGGCGCCGACGGTGTTGCCGACGACATAGCCGATGATGGTTCCGATCATGCCGGTCCCGGTGGACTCGGAGATGGAGCCGAGGGCAAGGAGGACGGTGAGGCAGATGAGGCCGACCAGCGCGAGGAAGGCCTTGGTGGGGTTTTGGATTGTCATGGTTTCATTCCGCTGGTCTGGCTGGCGTCATCGTGGCCCGAGCCGTTTCAAGTTCGGCAAGTTCTTCGTCGGTCATCGGTCGGACAATGGGCCGCCCTTCATCGTCGTAAGTCGCGATGTTAATTTCTGTATCCATAGAGAGAAAACTTTCCTGTCATTGTTCCAGCGTTACAGGTGAGGCGTAGCCCGGTCCTTGTTGTGCTCGCATTGTGAAGGATGCCGCCGTTTATGGTCACATGGGTGTATGTGGCATTCGCATTGAGTGAATAAGACTGGCCATGTCCGTACGCGGCACCGCCATTTTGTGGGTTTGGTAAGTCGAGCCAACCCGATGTTCGGTTGGCAGCCGCGCAAAGAGCTCCAATCACCGTGTTGCTTTGCGCCACGATTTGTTGCGACCAGCCTGCCCAATAGGCGGTAGTGCCGGTGACAAATGTTCCGCCCCATTGCCAAAAGTAGTTGCTGGCGATGACACCTGACGCATTGCGGAATTGAAGATAGAGATCCGCGCCAGTCGTATTTTGGGTGTAATCCCACATCAAACGGTATCCGCGATAGTCGGCATCAAATACGCTTGTGAAGTCAATCGTGGCGGTGGCTGTCACATCTTTTGTCTCAATAAGCCATAGACCGATTTTGTCCATCATCGCGGCGGTCAGTACTTGGCCGGTGGTGAAGTCGGGGGGTGTGGGCATTGTGTCTCCTTACCAGGACAGTCGGTTGGTGTCGAGGACGCCGTAGTTGGGGTCGTCGAGGATGAAGAACGGCAGGTAGGCCGCGGAAGCCAGGTTGTAGCTGAAGGTAGACCCGGACGGGGTGGCCTGAAAGGTGGACCCGAGGATGCTCATGTAGTAGCTCGTGCCTCGGAAGGTCACATTGGTCCTGTATCCGAGAATGTCGTACCACTCGTATCCGAGGTCGAGCGCCCAGGTGTTCTGTGCCTCGGACCGGCAGGTGATCTGGGAGATGCCGACAAGGGGCGTCTGGTAGAGCGCCAGGTAGTAGTTGGCGAGGTCGAGGGCTTGGCCGGCGGAGCCCGAGAATGTCTCGAGCTTGAGCGTTCGGTAGGGGCCGGCGCCGGTGAACGCGACGGCCTGCCCGTATGAGTCGGTGTCGATGATGATTTGGGTAAAGTAGTTCTCGACCTGGGATGAGAGCTGTATTTCTTCGTAGACCTGGTTGGTGGCGTTGTTGGTGGTGTCGGAGAACTGCACCGGGAGACTGCCGACGAAGTCCTTGGTGTAGACGCCGAGCTGGCCGCCGCCGTCCTTGACTGTGGCGGAGAGGGTGACGGCGAACTTGTTGATCCAGTCGGCCCATGAGCCGGTGACGGTGGAGGTGTCGATTGTGGGGGAGGTGTCGACGCTGAATGTCGTCCCGATGGGGAGCCCGGACTCGGTGGCGGCCTCGCCGAGCGCGTAGGCGGCGTTGGTTGAGACGATGGTGTTGCCGTTGCCGTCGAGGCGTCCCCATTCGGCGAATGAGCCCTCCGCGGTGACGGTCACATAGTCGTATTCGCCGCGGTTGGTGGTGGTGTTGTAGACCTTGCCCCATTCGACGGTGACGGTCGCGATTTTGCCGGTCCACATCGTCCGGGTGGTGCCTGTCCGCTTAAGGCGGACCCATGTCCCGGTGACCAGGGCGGTGTTCGGGCTGTAGAACCCGGTCGGATACCGCATGACGAATGTCAGCTGGGACGGCTGGAATGTGTCGATGAACGCGGTCCGCCCGATGCGGCCGTTTATCGACTGGATGTCGGTGAAGTAGCTCCAGGTCGAGAAATTGGTGGAGTACTCGATCGTGTAGTTGGAGACTGGCATCAGCCGGCGACCTTGATTGGGACCGACCCGTTCTGCCTCATGTAGCGGCGGAGGGCGTCGACGATGGCGTTCGGGTCGCCCCCCTGGACGGTGATCTGGTAGGTGTTGCCGCCGGCGCCGGCGCCGCGGAGCCTGTCGAGGGGGATGACGGCCTCGGGGCCTGCCTCGCCGATCATGGCGAGGGTGGGGCCGGTGACTATGCCGCCGTCGGCCAGGAGGGGGATGTCGGGGACCTCGAAGCCCTTGCCTCCGAGCCCGGGGACCCAGCTGGGGACCTTGAATGAGAGCTTGCCGAAGGTGTTGTTCCACAGGGTGGCGATGCCGTTGAAGATTGTCTTGTAGACGGACAGGATGGCCTTGACATAGTCGGTGATGAAGTCGATGCCGACCTTGGCGGCGCTCTTGATGAAGCTGAACACGCCGTCGACGATGTTTCTGAAGGTCTCGAACTTCTTGTAGGCGACGACCAGGGCGGCGCCGACGGCGACCAGGGCGACGATGAACAGGGTAAGGGGGTTGGCCATGAGGACGGCGTTCCATGCGGCCGTTGCGGCGGTCTGCAACGCGGTGATGGCGGCCGCGACCTTGAGGTAGGCATTGAACGCGAGAACGGCGGCGGACAGGACGCCGATTGTGCCGGCAATGGCGAGGAACACGCTTTTGTTGTCTTGCGCCCAGGTCGCGAACCCCATGAGGACCGGCAGGAGGGCCTCGACGGCCGGGAGGAGCGCGGCGCCGATGGACTCCTTGGTCTCGGCGAGGGACAGCTGGAAACGCTTCATGCGGCCGGCGGCGGTGTCGGCGGCCTCGGCGGTGGCGCCCCCGAATGTCCCCCCGAGGGCGGCGAACACTTCGTCGAGGCTGGCGCCGTCCTTGATCATGCCCTTGAGGCTCGGGTCGAGCTTCTGGAGGGCCTTCATGTTGCCGCCGTAGGCCTTGGCGAGCGCGTCGGCGACGCTACCGAGGTCCTTGCCGGTGGCGGCCGAGATGTCCATCGCGAGGGCGGATGCCTTCTGTGCCTCCTGGACATCGTAGGTGGCCCTGGAGAGGCTGGCGAGCGCCGGTCGGAGGTCGTCGTCGGCGACTCCGTAGGCCTTGCCCATGTACTCAATCCACTTCTCGGTCGACGCGATCTGTTCGTCGGTGGCGCTCGCCGAGATTGACAGGGTACGGGCCAGCTCCTGGCTGGCGGCCTGGTCCTCCATCGCGCCCTTGACGGCGTCGCCCAGGGCGACCGCGAGACCGCCGATGGCGGCGGCGGCCGGGACCGCGGCCTTCTTGATGGCGAAGCTGGCCTTCTCGCCGACCGTTTTCAGGCTGGCGAACTCCTTCCGGGCCTTGTCGATGCCGTCCGACTTGAACTCGGAAATGATGGGGAGAAAGATTGCCATTTACGCGACCAGCTTTCGGTTGACCATCTCCATGATGTCCTCGCAAGCTTTCAGGATCTCGACTGACGCGAGCTCTCGGATTGTCTTGACCTTGCGCCACATACCGCGTTGTGCTTTCCCGTAGTTGGCGTTCAGCACATCGAGGAAGGCCTGGGACTGGTCCGGGTCGCGCCGGCGCCCCTTCTTGTCCTTTCCGCCGCCGCCGGCGGCTCCGTCACGAAGGCCGGCGATGTCAAACAGGGCTCCGCCGGGGTCCTTCTGGACCAGGGTTACGACCGCGTAGGCGTTGCCGAACGACCGGCCCCCGATCTGGATTTGGACGCCCTTGTCCACCTTCGGTTTGTCGTAGCCGAGACGGCCCTTTTGGGACCAGCCGCGGAGGTCGTTGTTGATTTGCTGGTTGGAAGGGTAGGTCTCCCGGGCGATGTTGGAAAGCTCGGCGCCGGCGGCCTTCAGCCTGTTTTGTGCCTTGAAGCGGAGCGTCTTGTCAATCTTGCCGAGCTCCTTGAGGGCGTCGCGGACGCCGTACACCTCGATGCTAGTGGTGGCGACCACGGCGCGCCTCCTTGGCTCGTTCGTTGATGACGGACACGACGGTCGCGAGCTCGTCGACATCGAATGGGACCGTCGCCGGCCAGTAGCCCGTTTCGACCAGCACTTCCGCTAGTTGCCTTCCGTACTGGCCGGCCCGGTAGGGGGGACCGGCACCTGGACGATGTCGATGTCGTCGACTTTCTTGATGAAGTCGTCGAGAGTCAACGGGACCGGGATGTTGTTGAGCTTGGCGGCTTCGTGGGCCATGAACAAGAGGTCCTCATGGCCGACCGCGCCGGTGGCGAGCTCGGACGATTTCCTCTTGAACTTGCGTTCCCACGCGACAATCACATAGAGGTTGGTTTGGACCTCGAATGTTTCGCCGTCGGTCTGTGTGACCTTGATGATCAGCTTCATGTTGTTCCCCCTGGGGCTCGTTCGGTCAGGTGTTGTCGCGCGACCAGGTGCCGCCCGTGAAGGTGACCTCGACGGTGGCGAGCTCGCCGATGTTGCTGTTCACCGGGGTGAAGTTTTCCAGGTACGCGCCCGTGATGGTGTACTCGGGGTTGGTCGCGGACTCGGTCGTGCCGGAGGGGCTGATCACCAGGGTGGAGCTCTTGCCGACACAGGCGGCGAGGGCGTCCTCAACCTCGGAGGACCCGTAGCTGAGGTACAGGGTGAGGCTCACCTCGACGGACTGGAGCCCGGCGGTGTAGGACCTCCCGGTAGGGGAGCCCGAGCTCGTGAACGCCGTCGTCTCCAGAGCCTCGTTGCCGACCGTGATCGTGACCGTCGAGGCCTGATCGCTGAGGTCGT